TTCAAGAGTATAAGCGCCGTGGCGGTACATATAAGTCAGAATCAAAATCTACAACCAAAAGCATTTGGGGTGGAGCATTTGATCCTTTGATATTGGAAAAATAATGTCTAAAAAATCTTCAGCATCTTTCTTTAAAAACCATGCATTTAATCCATTGCAAATAAAAAATGGAAGAATCGTTCGTTTAAGAAAAGACGGTAGTATTAAAGCCGATCTTGGTCAGTATCCAAAAGAAAAAAAGGGGACAGGTAATGGCAAATAAAGAACAAAAAGGTAATGCTAATAAAAAGAAAGAGCCAAAGATGACTCTTAAAGAAAAACGTGCTATTAAACAACAAAAAAAAGATAAGAAAAATGGCTGATACATACAGTCCTACTTCTGGCATGAAGGCTGCTGCTCGTCGTGCATTAAAATGGAAAGCAGATGGTAAGGCAACTGGCGCAGGAACTCCTGTAGGTTGGGGTCGTGCAACGGATATTGTCAATGGATCAGCAATGTCTCTTAGTACTGTTAAGAGAATGTTTTCCTTTTTCTCTCGTCATGAAGTAGACAAAAAAGGTAAAGGTTTTTATGATGGTCCAGATTTTCCTTCTAATGGAAGAATTATGTGGGACGCTTGGGGTGGCGATGCAGGCTTCTCTTGGAGTCGTGCAATTGTAGAAAGAGAAAAGAAAAAAGTAGAAAAGGTTTGGCAGGGAACTGTCTTTGATTTAAGAAAATATTAAAATATGGAATATTTATTAGTTATAGGCTTGACATTGCTTACCTATTGGTCTATAATTAAAGTATCAAACAAAAGAAGAATGGTATTTTTAAACAAATATAAATATAGACAAAGTGATATTTATGAAATGGTTAAAGATATTGTTCCAAAACAAGTGTTTGATAAGCCTAAAGTTATAACACAATCGCAAAAGCATATTCAAAAAAATATGTTAAAAGTAGTAATAACAGAAGGAAAAGCATATTGGATATTGGATAATGTTTTTTATACTGCTAATGCCATAAACGGTAGAGTAGATGAAGAAACAATAAAACCATTAGACGTTGAAGATATGTCAACAAAAGAATTAGATAAAATGTTATCAATACTTGATGACTTAAAACAAGGGGTTGGACCAAATGATAGTGGCAGTTCAGGGAACAAAAGAATTTAACGATTATAACGTATTCCTACGTTCTATGAGTGTTGCTCTTTCTGAAATGAAACAAGACGATAATGAATTCATTATTTATTCTGCTGGACCATTAAAAATTAACAACTTTGTTTCAGAATTTTCTAATCTGTCAGAGCGTGGTATGAAAGCAAGAGGCAAAAAAATTAAATTCTATAATACAGCCCCACTGTGGTTAAATGAAAATATAAATCAGGTAGATTATTTTGTTTTTTTAAGTCGTCCAAAAGAATTAAAGTCAAAGTTAGTTTTAAAAGCAGAAGAAAATAATATCAATGTTGGTCTTTTTAGATACTAGGAGAAAAAATGATTATTAAAAGTTTAAACACAATGGAAAAAATTGTAAATAGAAATAAAAATTTAATTTGGCGTGGTTGGGATATAATTGATTTAAAAGAGGCTGATGTAGCAAAAACATCTCCGCTTGGAATTAGAGTAAATGATAAATGGTACTTGCATAGAGTTTATAAACCTGGTCGTAATGGTTGGGATATACCAAATAAATATAAGGATTAATCTTGAAACAGCATTTATGGAAAGATCAGGCTGCATGTTTAAATAGTGAAACTAATATTTATTTTGATAAATATGAAGATCATGAAGGTTCTAGAAAAGATGTTGATGCATTTTGTAAACAATGCCCAGTAAAGAAAACATGTTTTGCTAATGGTGTTTCTGGAAAAGAGTGGGGTGTTTGGGGTGGAGTATATCTAGAAAATGGAGAAATTTCAAGAGAATTTAATAAACACAAAACTAAACAAGACTGGTATGAAACATGGCAGTCTTTGACTATGGAATAAAATGTATACAGATACTATGCGTAAGGCTGTGCATTCAATTACGCCACCTAAAGGATTTGGCGTCACAATTATTGACAATGAGCACTTTCTTACAGTAAAATTAGATGAAAAAAAGTTTTTGCATATGGGGCATGATGATAAAATATCAGCGCTTCAATATGTAGTAAAACTAAAAAAAGCCTTAGAATATTGCGGGGCAATAGTTTTAGTAACTAGAGAGGCAATAAAATGATAAAACAAATTGCATTGTTTTTTATTTGTAAGTTTAAATCGCACAACCTTGTTGATGCTGGTTCTTGTCCATTTACTGGCAAAAACTATGCAGCCTGTCTTAGATGTGGAGCAACAATAACAAAATGAAAAAGAAAATAATTATATTAATATTATCAGCAATCTCTATTCTTGTTGCGATTAGTTTGTTTTTTGCTTCAAGGCTTAGTCAATTATCAGACTTAGATTTATTTGACATTGAAAAAGATGACTTTTAAACCTTGCCAGAATAGGGTACAATGGTTATTATGGAAATGATTTTTTTGGTATTTTTTGCTACCCTATCTTTTTCTTTTGCATTGTCAATGTGGGCTACCTTTAATAAATTAAAAAAGTCTAACCTGCTATTGGCTGAACTTTTTATAAAAAACAGGGCACTTGAAGAATTAAACTATCAAGCCAATAAGGGCATCAACATGTCTGACGATACGATTCACAAAGAAAACTTTATAAAATTCTTATCTGACTCTAGAGATTGGGCTTTTGATTACATTGAAAAATCGCAAAAAACAATAGAAGAAGTTTCAAAAGAATTAAATGATGTTGGTTTAAACCGATACTCTGAAAAATTAATTAAACTTCTTCCAGAAAAAAAATAAAATAATGGAATTCTATATTTTTTGTGACGATATTAATGAAGTTAAAGAATTAATTGATTATAATTATAGTGGTGCTTTACTAATATACAATACTTCTTTAAGTGATTTTTTTACACAAGTAGCAAGAACTATAAATGTAGAAGAAAATTTTAAATACATGGTGGCAATTAGACCTTATGCTATTTCTCCACAATACTTATGCATGATAAATAATTCAATTAATAATATTGATAAAGATAGAGTTGAAATTAATCTTATAAGTGGTTGGGCAAAAGAAGATGAAAAAGAATCTGGTGGTATATTGGGAGAAGTAAATGATTCATCTTCAAAAATTGATAAATTTAATTATTTAATAAAGTACATTGATGTACTTGAAAAATATGATAAAAAAATTCCAGATTACTATATTTCAGTAGCAAATGAATTAATGGTTAACGAAACATTAAAACATAAAAGCAAATTATTAATTCATTATGCAGATTATAAAGATAATTCTTATGACATAAAAAATAGAGAAGTAATGATTTATTCATGGGTAGTGTTGAGAGAAACTGAAAAAGAGTTAGATGCTGTACGTACAAAAAATTCTGAAGAACATTATAAATATTATAGGCTTCAGTATTTTACATACAAACAGTTTAATGAAATGCTTGATGAATTAAAAAATAAAAAAATAAATAAAATATTACTTTATGCTTATTGGGATAAAGAAGAAAAGAAAATAATAAATAATTTTGTAAAAGAATATAAACAAAGAGAGTTGGTAACAATATAATGAAAGAAATATTTTTATCAACATTAACAGGTTTTGGGTGCGGTATCGTGTTTGCAGCATTCAAATTGCCAGTACCAGCACCACCAGTTTTTGCGGGAATCGCAGGAATTATTGGTCTATGGATTGGCTTTACAACAATAACACGAATTATATCCTAGGAGGAATAATGAATAACATACTAAACGATAAAACAAAAGCAATACTAGCATCATACGGTAGATCCGTTCTTGGTTCAGTACTTGCACTCTACATGGCTGGTGTAACAGATCCAAAAGATCTATGGGCTGCATTAGTTGCCGCTTTAGCGCCCGTTGCGTTGAGAGCGTTAAATCCTAACGATTTAGCGTTTGGCGTATTGCCAGACACTGGTGCCGTTTCAGATGCATTAAGCAAAATTGTACCTGCTAAAAGTGCACCAAAAAAGAAGGCTGCTAAGAAAAAGTAGTTTATTTTATAAAGGGGGCAAACTTAAAACTTGCCCTCTTTATTTTTTTATAATGAGGACTAATGGATTTTGTATATATATGTAAAGATGGACCAAACGAAGAACTAAAGTATTCAATTAGATCTGTTGTTGAAAGTTTTCCAGAAGCAAGTATATGGCTTGTTGGTGGGAAGCCTGATTGGTATGTAGGAAACTATATAAAAGTAGAGCAAAAAGAATCAAAATATAAAAATGCTGTAAAGAATTTAGAAACAATTTGTTTTTCACAAGAAATATCAGAATCATTTATCTTAATGAATGATGACTTTTACATTATTAAAAAAATAAATAAAATAGAAAATTTTCATAGTGGCTTTTTGTTAGATAAAATAAATCTATATCAAAAATTAAATGGTAATTCTCAGTACACTAGAAAACTTTCAGGCACATATAAAAAACTTAAAGCATTAGGGTTTGAAAACCCTTTAGACTATGAACTCCATGTACCCATGATTATGGAAAAAGAAAAATTAAAAATAGTATTAGAACTTTTAGATCAATTTTTATGGAGATCTATATACGGAAACAAGTTTGATGTTGGTGGCACACAAATGCAAGATGTTAAAGTCTATAATTCTGGACCATTAGTTCTTAAGTCTTATAATTTAAACATAGATAATCATACTTATTTATCTAGTGCTGACAGTTCATTTAATAGCATCTTTAATAAAATACTTAGATTTAAGTTTGATAAAAAAACTAAATTTGAGAAATAAGTTCTAAATATTTATTTTTTAATGCTGATGGTGCAAAGTTGTTAAACCCTAATTCATAAGCCTGTTGTTTATAATTGCTTTTATCATTAATAGACATGTAGTTGTCAATTGCTTTTGCTAATAAAACATTGTTTGCTTCAAACAAATTAATCCTAACCTTTGTTCTAATAGTTCCTATGGAATCTGAATCAATTAACCAATCTTGTGGCAAGATCTGATTATTTGGTGAAACATTTGTCATAAAAACAGGGAGGCCAGAAAGCAAAGCCTCATTCATTGGTAAACATAATCCAGCATATCGTCTTGGTAATACCATAGCGTCAAAGCCGTTATACAGGTCTTCCCTGTTTTCTGGGTTGCCAATTTCAATCTTTAGTCTTGAGTCTGTTACGTTAGTTGTTATTTCGCTTTGACTTTTAATAACTAATTCATAATCTGCCTTAGAGTGCTTTAGCATATTTATTACGGTTTCAGTACCGTTTCTATCTTTTGCTGCCTTCTTTCCAGCAATGTGTAATAGTCTATTGTGTGATTTAGAGATATTATTATTTTTTGCAGTTGCAAATAACTCAGGAGTGGTTGGAGGTGGAAGATGAATTACCTTTGTTCTATCTCCAAACATACTTTGAATTGTTTCAATTTGCCATAAACTAGGCGACAACAATACAGTTGGTAATGGTAATTCTGGGTTTGCTAAGTGACCAAACAATTCATAGTTATACTGCAGAATGGTTTTTACTCCACGTCTGTTTGCAAACCTTACAAAGTTTTGATCATAAAAAGTTTCACAACTTAACACAATGTCTACGTCTCCTAAAAACATTTTCATCTGTTGAACAGACGGAAAACCCTGTGTTTTAATACAACTGTATTGATCATACCACTCTGG